TCTTGGCGTGAGTTCATCCTCGAACGGACTGCCTACCGCTCCGGTTGTGTTGTTGTTCATCATGTCACCATTCACAATGATATAGCGGTTCGGCTGGTCCAGTATCATTTTTGTAAAGTTGCGGAATTTTGGTAGGTTGCATAGTCTGCTACCTAAATGCAAGTCCCCCACCGAAAATAGTTCTATATATTCATGGTGCTCTGAAAGTGGCATATCTAGTACTTGTTCCATATTCCACCGCCTTTTTATGCAACCGCTCCCACCGCTTGCTATTGTCACATACTACCCACCGGCACACGAAGTTAAAACTAATAGTGTCCGGCACTCCTAAAAATATAACAAAATATGTTATATTTTTTTGCAATATTCCCACCAATACACTTCTTTCCAGGGCTGTACTGGTGCTAGCCAAATATTTTGTGTTCTAGCTTTTTCTATCGCTTCTTCTTTTGTGTGGGCAACTACCCTGCCCTGCACGTACAGTTCACTGTTCACATATATTCCTCACTCTACGGGCGGGCGGCGGCCGGGCCGGCGGCTTTTACTCCCGTTCCCCCCCTTTGTCATTGTTTTTTTTAAGTCGCGAACTTATTTTTTTTTGTGTAAAATCAATGCTTTAAGTCTTTTCTGTTGGCTAATAGATTATACGTATTTTTATATTAGTTGTTATACACAAAGAAAATAGCCGGTCAACCGACCGACTAAAAGAAAATATATATTGAAGATGCTACCCCTACTAATATAATAAATTTTTTTTTGTAATGTTTCTATGAAAAGAATGTGAAAAATTATATTACTTTTAACCCTTCTATTCCTAGTATGTTCACCGCAAATGTTCTAATCGCAGGGTCCCGCAGGTAGTATATATTCCGGCGGTCTGAATATCCTAACTCCTCTGCTATTTCCTCTTTTGTTTTCCCTTCTATGTACCAAAGTTTGAGTACCTTCCCCCACATCTGCCTTTTGGGATTGTTGCTCATCTCATCCAGCAGCTGGTCTATTTCTTTGAGCTTTGCTTTTGTCTCGTTGATACTTTGTTGTAGCTTTTGTATTTCAAACAATATATTGATTGTTTCATCGTACTTGCCGGCTTTTATACCGGTAGTGTCCAGGTTTATAGCGGTTATATCTTTCGGACCCGTCTTTTCCACTAGTTGCAGTATTCTCCGCTCCATTGTTTTTATACTGCGTTTCAGGTCTTGGTAGTTGTATAGGTATTTCTCTGCCTCCTTAATATAGTCCATCTACCTACCACCTCCACTTTGTGGGCAAAATGGATATACACAGACATATTCATTTATACCTATTCTTTGTTTTTTGTCGCATTGTTTGCATCTATCCGGCAAATTTCTTAGTTGGGCCATGTCTCCTACCCCTCCATAGTATTTTTTTAATATATCTCAACTCTGCTTGTCCACAGATACAGCATATCTTCGCTTCCTGCTGACTTCCCTTATGTGTGCCTTTGACCCAGTTGTGGTGTAGGCACATATTATTCAACTCCTTTCTATCAACATTGCACTTAATAGTTGTATTGCGAATTAAATGTCTTTACTTAGGTCGATAACTGCGTTGGTTAGTGTTGCAATTTCTTTGTCTGCTTCTCTATGGTTCCATTTCTCTGTTAAAATCCTTTTTGTTTCTTCTCCGGCTACAGTCGACATACTACAACAGGCTCCATATGGATTATCACATTCTATCATCAGTAAGTCATTACTTTCTCCAAATAATCTATATTGTGCTTTTGAACCGCAAAATGGGCAATTTCTTAATTCATTCATTTTCACTCTCTCCATAATCGAAATCTATCAAATTGTTGGAATGTGTATTAACAACATTCATCTTCATCTGTCTCTATTAGAGGGCAATCATCGTGTTTTCCCGATTGTGGACAATAATCTTGGATTGCATTGCAGAAAAGAATTATTTTGTTATCTTTTGAGTTTTCAATTCGACTTAACTTACAATCAGCACAACAGTCGGGCATTTCAAAAACTATTTTTGCGTTTATCGTATTGAAACCACTCCCTTGCTTCGCATTTTTTACATTAAACGTATTAAAAGGCAATTTCTTACATTGAAATCCTGCTGCACCTTTATGTCCTCCACCACCATATTTTTTGGCGATTTCCGATACATCAATATTTGGATTCTCCGTATACAGAGATACAGTCCATTCTTTACCATTAAACACAAAAGGCATCATAATATCATAACCTTGTTTACTGTCAAATAATTTACTAGATACTTTACCAGCATTACAGGCTATACATCTATATCCCTCAAATTCAACTTCAAACCCGAACGTTTCAACTATTTCCTTAAATCTTTGCTCTTTGTACTGTTCAACAATTTTACCTTTTTCTATAATTTCATTGGGATTTTGTAGTGCTTTGCGCCAAATACTAGATTCTGGTTTGGTATCATATAACAACATTCCTGCATAAAAATACTTTGTTTTATCTCCATATTTCCACGCCCAGACATCCCCATCGCCAATATATGTTGTCATATAATTCATATCTTGATAAGGATATAAATAATTAAAGGTTAGTACACATCCAGCTACTCCGTTCTCCCTAACACCTTTAATCTTATATGGGAAATTTTTATATTTTTCAATTGCAGTTTTATGATGGTCTATCCAATATACATTTTTTGTTATTTTTAATAATTTCTCCATTATTTCCGGTTCTATTGAAAAATCGACAATATAAATAACTTCACTTTGTTCAATTTCATTTAATGGAAACTTATGATTGTAATTAATTGGTATCATTTCACATTCTGGATATTTATTGTAAACCCAAAAACCTGCACATCTCCCATCCATATCATCATGATAAAAACATTTCATTTCAAGTTTTCCTCCTTTTCTATTGTATAATTTACATTAAACGCATTAACTTATATATCACTTTGATATTTTGATATAGTTTGCAATGCACTGATACTTGTTTCTAAAGCACTCAAACTAGCCACTGCAACCTTATACTCTGCTTCCGCAAGGTCCCGCTCATATTTCAGGTCCGCACACCGTCCTCTAGCCACATCAGGGATTAGAGTAGCTTGCATTTTCTCCTGTTTTAGTTGCATTATTTCAAGCTCTAGTTGTTTACGGTAGGTTTGTTCTGTCTCCGCTTTTTTACGGGCCAGCTTCCAGAGTACTTTGATACTGTCGGTCACTCTTTTTCTATCTTCCAGTATTGCATTTACGACTGATTGGAGCTCCATTCATCTTCTCAACTCCTTTATTAAAATATCGATTACATTTCCATACTTCTTCCTGCTCCACTCTATACACCATTGCTGCAATTCTTCTGACCTTTTCCCGTTGTGTACTTCGTGGTGGCAATTGATGCAAAGTAGTATCAAATTCTCTTTCACATGTCGTTTTCTCCGTCCCATTCCAGCACTAACTATATGGTGTATTGATGTTCCTCTACCTTGGCATATTTGGCAGGTGTTCCGGTCACGTTCATATATCGCTTTTCTCAAACTTGACGGAATATTTTTGGGTGGCTTCTTTTTCCTGTAGGTTTTTTTTGGTACTGGATAGAAGTCAGGGGGAGTGGTCATTTCACCACCTCCTGCAACTTCCAACCTTCCCTATCTACCCACACCCATAGCTCTTTCGTTGCGTTCATGGGTACTTTTATTTCTCTTAGCTGCTCAATCAACAAATCCCAGTTACCTAGTTTCTCTTTTTCCCTTTTACATTGAATGAACCGTACACCATTTTGGTTTACCGCTATTACATCAAAGTGCCCATGACTACCTGCTGTTCTCATCGCTATATATCCAACTTGTTCTAGTTGTTCTATAGCTTTGCGTTCTATCTCTACTCCTCTTTTATAGTTAGTTCGCCCCATTTTATACCTCCGCACTAACCACTTTTTTTATGTTGTTCATGCATATACTAGTCTAAAAAAATTACCAGTCTAACAATTCTTCCGTAAACTCTCCGCATCTATCCTTGTATATATTCTTAGGTTTTTTACCTTTTATGCATTTTTGTTTATACCATTTGCAATTAAAACAAATTTTCATTCCGTTACCTCAATTCTGATATTATCATGTAATTCTTTACATTCCTGGCATAGTTGAATTTTTATACCATCTATTATTTTTGTGGTAGTTGCTTCGTTTGGGCAACAATGACATTTTGGAATTGTTGCAAAAAGTGCCATTGCCAAAGCTCCTATACTTCCCCATATTGGAGCACCGATTAGGAAACTTGTCCAACTCCACATTGTTTAATCCTCCTTTATTTTAAATCTATATTTTTTTATTATTGTGTCTCCAGGGCCTTGTTTTGTTATACTCCATTTTAATTTGTACCGCTTTATCCAAATCTATTCCGTATTTTCCGCACATATCAAATATTCTGATTAGTACGTCTGCTAGTTCTATTGGAATACCGCAAGGTTTACCTGATTTATAATAATATATCTCTGTTGGCTCTATACTTCTCCGAAATTCTTCTAGTGCTTCCGATAGTTCGCTATGAACCAATGCAATTAATTCTCCGAATGTTCTTTCTTCTTCCCACCAACCGTGTTCTATTGCGTTGAGATGTGCTTCTTGACAAAGTTTATTCAGCATTAGATATACACCCTTTCTATGTTTAGTTTTTTTATCCAATCATAAAGATTTTTTTTATTCATGTTCAAAAAATCAGCTGCAATTTTTACTTTCCCAGTTTCGTTTAACAAGTCTACTACTAATTGTCTAAAAGGTTTGTTATATAATGTTTCTAAATATACTACTTTAGGTGGTTTTTTTAAATAGCACTCCCAGCTACAATAACCGGTTGTCCTTTTATACCCATGACCTCTTTTTAATCTTTTTCCGCAATTAAGACAATTATGAGTATTTATAACCATCTCTTTTATTTCGTCTCTATCTTCTGGCCTATACACCTTCTAGAATGGCACCTCCTCATCTTTTACTTCCACACCGAACAATTCCTCATAATAATCCATTTTAAAACTCCTAATTGTTTCAAAATTTAATTATTCTTTCTTTTCCGCATTTGGTTTTGTTACTATTACTGCAATATCCCATGATGACATTTTTTCTCTATACCATCTTACAGGGTCTACACCATAAGATTTATCAAAATATACAGGTTCACCATAAATTATTAACTTACCACCGTTTTTTAATATTTCTTCGTGTTCATAAATTGAGCATGGTTTTCCTATCATTAAATACAACTCCTTAATTTTCAATAAAAATTTAGTTTTATTATACATTTTTTACATACTACACATTAAAACGGTACTTCCTCATCTTTCACTTCCACACCGAACCCTTCTGTTATATCTTTCTTTTTACTTAGAAATCTTACATTATCAGCCACAACTTCTGTTACATATTTCTTTTTACCGTTATCTGTTTCATAACTTCTAACCTGTATACGCCCTTCTACTGCTACCAGCGAACCTTTGACGGTATATTGTGCTGTATTTTCTGCACCTTTCCCCCATTGAACACAATTTATAAAATCCGCTTCTTTTTCCCCATTGGTTTTAAATGGTCTGTCCACTGCTAATGTAAATCCTACTACTGCCTTCCCGTTCGGTGTGTACCTTAGTTCAGGGTCCTTGACTAATCTACCGATTAAAATCACTTTATTTAACATTTGTATTTCCTCCTATCATTTGATGATTTGTTTCACGCACAATATTTATACATGCTCCTATTGTGTCTTTGTCTGTTTTCCCTTTTTTCCAGGCTAAATGTAATAAATAAGCTAATTGTTTTGCTAATATTTTTTCGTTTACTGTTGCGGTTGCAGGTTGCATTAGTTGTGAACGTGGCCTTCTTGTTATTTTCCCTGCTTGTTTCATTGTTTTTAACCCGTAGTAATTGCAACCTTTTTCCCATGTTCCAAATCTTAATTGCACTATACCTCTTAGTCTTGGATATTTTGCTGAGCTTGGAGCTATTCCATCTTTACTTAGGGATTTTAGGATATTCCCTAATTCTTCGTTTGTGTATTTTCTTGGTGGCATTTTTCACCCCTCCCTATCGATACTCCTTATATCCGTATAGTACTGTATCACTGTCTTTTAATTCTCCATATTGGTTCAACTCATCAGTTATACTTACAAGTTGGTCTAAAATCTTGTTAAACTCGCCTATAAACTTGTCTTTTTCTTGTTGCGTCCTCTCAGGAGAATTAAACCATTTTTCAGCCTTATTAACCCTTTGAACCAGTTTAGTATATTTTTTCTTTAAATCTTCAATCATAGAGTACTAACCTCCATTACCATTGCTTCTTGTACCCAATCAGGCTTATCCCATCCATACTGTTTAGTGCTTGGCTCATCATGTTCTTGATAAAATCTTCTGGAGAATAAATCAAACTTTAACCTTATTTCTACTTCCTGTAACCCGTTCATTCTGTTTTTAAAAACCATCAATAAGTTATTAAAATCTTTATAAATTTCTTTTTCTTTTTCTTCTTCGCTTAATCTATGTACCGCTAGAACATTGTCAGCTAAGTTTGTAATATCTCCACTTCCAGCAACGTCCATTTTATTTAACCGACCTGTAGTTTTTCGTGGATGAGCTACTAAATGAACATGTACAGCATACTGTTTAGCAAAACTTTTTATTCTCCTGACAAAGTTTGATTGTTGTCTATAAAAATCTCTTTCATCATCTGTAAAAAATGTCGTCATAAGGTTATCTATCATGAATATTTTGCAGTTATATCTTTTAAAGGTATACTCCATCATTTCAAGTATTTGCTTATCTGTTGCTCCTTCTATCCCATCAAAGAGAAAGAAATTATCACCATACCAGTTCTCAATCTTTCGTATTATATCTGGTTTCAGTTTAGGCACAAACTCTTGTTTTATTTCATCAAATTTTTTTTCTAGATTATCCGGCCCGCTTGCTTGAATATCTAACCAATAACGAAATATTTCTTTTGTTAATTCTCCTGAATAAGCCCATACTTTATAATTTTGGTCTAATATGTTTAATAAGACTTGTCCAAGTAAAGTACTCTTACCGCTTGAATTTATCCCAGTCCAAACTGTAACTTCACCCATCATGAACCCGCCCAATATCTTATCCAATCCTTTAAATCCTGATTGAACTTTTTCTATTTGTGAGTAATCTAGTCTTTTTACATCTCTAAGTCTTATTAATCCGCTTATCGGTACTTCTTTTGCGTTTTGTACTAATTCTTTTACTTTACCTGGACCGTCAAAAAATAATACTTCATTCGCATCTTTTCTTTCGGACCGAACAACATAACAACGCCAAGCACCTAATATATTAATTAACTTTTCTTCTAATTCGTGTCCTGCTTCATCATTATCCACCCATAAGATAACTTTTTGGAATTTATTAAGCCATTCCCAATTATTATCTATGCATTGTAGGTCCTGTGTTCCACTAGGTACCGACACAACATTTTCTATTCCTGCTTCGTCAAGACTTAGAGCATCAAATTCTCCTTCTACTATTACAAGTGGCTTGGTATGGGTAGTATCGTCTATACCCCAAAATACCGGTTTTCCTCCCTCCTCCCTCCATGCTTTTTTTTCTCCTTTTTGTACTTTCCTGGCAGGCCTAAACTTTACTAAAACTAATTCTCCATTTTCATAGTAAGGAAAAACTATATTGCCATTACTTTCAGACACTTTTCGTTTTTCCCAAGTGGACCTACTTATTTTTCTAGTAGCTAAATATTTTTCTACTTGTGTCTTTGGTTTTTCTAACTTTGTTTTTGGTTTTTTATAACTCTTACGTGGCTGCATTCTCCTTTCATACTCAGGCATATAATCTTCACCCTTTAGTTTTAATAATTCAGTAAAATGTCCACTTTCTCCACAACTACCTCTTAAACAGTTATATGTGAGCTTGTCCATATTTAAGGCAAATGTTTCTTTATCGTGGTTATTACCACCATTACAAAAGGGGCAATATTTTGGTATTATCTCTGAACCTCTTATTTTATAAGGTTGTAGGTATCTATTAGCAAATTCTATTGGAGTAATCATATAATTTTCCACCCCTTAGGCAAGTCAGAACATTCTTTCTTTTGTGACCCTTTGTAATTAATCCATTTTTGCCCTTCATCCAGCCAATCAGTATAACCGTTACTCTGTGTTAAAAACTTATCAAGTGTCATTTTGTAGTTACAGTATTTATAACCGGTGTCTCTATATGCTTGTCCATATCTTTCTATTGCTTTTGTAATGTCCTCAGGTTTATTATTTTTAACCGCCCTGTTAATAGCTTTTTTCATCTTGTCCGTTAATTCCTTATGTGTGATAATTCCCTGCCGGTTATAAACTTCAAAAATACTATTATATATATTATTATTCTTATCATTCTTATCATTCTTGTTTGTGTCGATTTGTTGTCGATTTGTTGTCGATTTGTTGTTGGTTTTGTTGTCGGAATTTTCTTCGCACATTTGGTATAACTCCCAATTCACAACGGTTACAACAGAATATTTGTTGTTGGATTTGATGTCGATATTTTTTTCATCTCTTAACATTTGCATATAATCCCATACTGTAGAAGGTTTCATATTTAATTCTTCTGCTGCCTTGTTTCGACCAAACACAAATTGCCCTGGTTGCAATATTACTTTTTGCCTTCCTACTCTTTGGGTATGTTCCTGGTGAGTAGCTTTTAATAAACAGTAAATCCATACTTTAAGCAATTTTTCATTTTGAAATGTTTGGCTACATATTAGTTTGCGATGTATCTTTATCCAGCCTTGCATATCACCACCTACTTGCATTTATAAATTGGTGTTATGCTCTTGACTGATACTTCATACCCAGCAGTCATTAAAATATCCTGTAACTGGTGTAATTCTTCTTTAGTGTAAACAGTTTTTATAGGATTATCTTTTTCATGGTCTACCCATACAGTTAACTTATACAACTTGTCCGCCTCCTTTTATTTCCTCGGCCTTAGATGACTAACTGACCTTCTCCTACGTCTAAAACCTTCATTCACGAAATCATAATAAATATCTTCTTGTTTCTTTTTCTCTCTACGTTGATGTTCTTTTGCGGCATCTCGGAAGTATTGTAGTATTGTTTCTGCGTTCAATTTATCACCTCCAGGAATTTAACGAAGATTACAGCAAATATAATCATTCCGTAATATCTAATCATAAAATATTCACCTGTCCTAACCTTCTGTTTCTCATCTCCACTAGATACTTTTCTATGTATTCTCTATTGGCTCTATCATCTAGACCTGTTTTATGAGAAAGTTTAGCTCTGCTTATGCGGTTTTCTATACCGTATGGTATTAGTGATAGTATTTGTTTTTCTCTTTCGGTTAGCTTGTCCATGTTATACCTCCTTAGAAGGGGAGTTTTATTCCCCTATCCCTGTAATTTCTTTAAACATATCAGCATCAAATTCCGGCAAAGATTTTATATACTCAATAGCCTCTTTAGGCATATCTGCCCATGCTTCTTGTTTGGAAATTTCTTTTGCATTAGTTACGGGAGTTCTTTCCCATCTACTGCCATTTTTAAGATATAGACTTTTTAGGTTATTGAAAGTTGGCCTCCATCCGTTCAATTTATGGTATAAATTATTTTGCACCTGTCTGAATCTTTGCTTTGTTACTTCTTTGCCAAAAATAGTGTATGTTTGAGGTTTGTTAGCTAAGAATAAAGCATTAGCAACACCAAAACTATTTAGTACACCAAATGACTCTGCAACACCGTCGGACATTGCAACACCGCCGGATCCTACAACACCGTTAGACCATACAACACCGTTGGATCCTGCAACACCGTCGGATCCTACAACACCGTTGGACACTGCAACACCGTTGGACACTGCAACACCGTTGGATCTTGTAACACCGTTGGACTCTACAACACCGTTGGACACTACAACACCGTTGGACTCTACAACACCGTTGGACTCTACAACACCGTTGGATCTTGCAACACCGTTGGACACTGCAACACCGTTGGACACTGCAACACCGTTAGACCATACAACACCGTTGGATCCTGCAACACCGTCGGATCCTACAACACCGTTGGACACTGCAACACCGTTGGACACTGCAACACCGTTGGATCTTGTAACACCGTTGGACTCTACAACACCGTTGGACACTACAACACCGTTTTTAATTATTTTTTGAATCTCATCCCAGTCAATTTCTCGAACAATTTTTATTTTATTAGTGGCAACTTTACTACAATCGCCCTCTGGACCTACTATATCACCCAATGCTACAACCTCTGCTATTTTATTCCAAGGTACTGCGTCATAGTATTTAAAACAATCTTCTAATTTTAAACTAAAATGAAATCCTTTTTCACATAAAACAGGTTCTTCTTTTATTTCGTAGGTTTTACCTACCTCATACTGGAACCCTTGGCACGTCCAATCATTATTAAACATTTTATAACCTTTCATTATTAACAACTCCTTTTTGTTTTATTTAGAGGGGAGTTTACACACTCCCCATTGATTTATATAATGTAAACGGGTATTTTATTTTGCGACTGCTTCGGCGGTCTCTTTTTTCTGTCCACAAATTGGGCAATATTTTGGTAATAAATTTAGTTCTTTTGCAGTTTCCTTACTAACTAATGCAAAGAAAGTTAAATCACCAAGTTTAATCTGTGCTTTAAATGGGTATGCAAAACCATCTAGTTCTTGATAATTAAGTGTGAGGTTATTTTCTTGTGCTAACTTTAGTAAATTTTTAAATGACATTTGCAATCCAAAACTATAAAATTCTATTACGCCAATTTCTACGAAATAATTACTAGCTTCTTGAAATTGTTTAACCATTTGATTTAGCATTTTAAAACCTCCTTAACTTATTTTCTTTTGTAAGTAATTCTTACAATGGTTATATTGTTCAGGTGTCATATCACTTAACTTTTTAACTTTGTAGAATTTTAGTACTTCCGGTAGTTTCGCTTTAGCTTCGTTGATAAGGTCCGTTAGTTCTGTTTCCTGGTCCAGGGTTATAGTTTGTTTTTTGGGCTTCGGTGTGTCTGGCCTTTTCGCTAAATCTGCATTTTCCTCAGATTTACCATGCGTATTTGTAGCATCACTATCTTTGGTATCATCAATACAGAATAAACCGTTTAAAGCATATTTCCTGGCGTAACTACTACTAGCTCCTGTTACCTGCGAACCGTCCATACCCTTTTTATTTTCTTCTTCTCTTGCGTAGGCTGTTGTTGTGGTTTCCTCTCCTGTTTCTGTGTCTGTTAGCGTTGTGGTGGCTTTAATGTAGTATCTCTCACCGATTAAAACTAACTCGTCACTTATTCTTAAAACTAGATTTTGCTCAGCCAGTAGCGGTTTAAGTGCTTCTAAAATATCCTCACAACTTCTGTAATGATACTTACCAAAACTGTTATACTGGCCTTTAGGGGCCTTTAACTTTTTCTGCACTTCCAGTAATTTTTTATAAATACTCACTTTACCACTCTCCTTTACATACATTCCAATATCCGCAGGCCTTTTCATTACATAATTGGTTTGTTACATTAGGATAAAAATTGTTACACTTAATGTTATGGGCGACAATACCCATGATTTTTAAAAATCTGTCCAACTCTCTTTGTTCTACTTTAGTTTTAAACTGTACTACTTTAGGTGTTTTTGTTGATACCAGGTAGTCTAATTGTATTCCGTTTTCTTCTTCATTGTTTAGTGTCCTATATGCTAATGCATAACCCCTTAACTGTAGACTGTTTTGTATTACATCTTCATTAGGTGTGCGTCCTGTTGTTTTGGTATCGTGGATAACTTTTTTTTCGTCTATTAAGTCTATATAACCTAAGAGAGAATAATCAGTATTATCAAAGTTAATTTCCACCTTTTCTTCTACCGCTACTGGTTGAACAGTTGGGGCAACTTCTTCATGATATAGTTTAGTGAGTTTTATAGTACTGTCTAATTCTTTGCCTTTATCTGTACCCTGAAAGTCTGTTTCTTTGGCTAACTCATCGAATGTTGCGGCAGTATAATCCAAAACTTCTTTGACAGGGAGGTCTGTTTTGCTTTCAATTTTCTGTTTATAGTTAAATTCATTTCCAGCGTGAACAGCTTTCCCTTTTGTCAGACTAGCACTAGGTGGTATTATTAAACCCTTGATATAACGGAAATAATATTGAGCCGGACATCTTAGGTAAGTATTAATTTGACTAGGTGATAAATAAGTTTTGGGTAATGCGTTCATCTTTATCCCACCTTATATAAATATTCTTTTTCTTCCTCGGTTACACAGTCCTCACATATCAAACCGCCTTTTTGGTCATTCCATACGGAAGGGGAAGTTCGGCCAATATCTATGCTATATATTCCACAACCGCATCTTTCACAATGTGCTATTGGTAAGGGTTCACGTGGTGTTAAGGACGGTTCACAGTATGCCATACTCTCACCTCCATATAAAAACTACTAAATTCAACAATCCCCAGAATAATGTACCTGCTAATATGCCTTCTTTCATACCTTTCATGGTTACACCACCCTTGCAAACCCATTACTCACAATATCCATTCGGTGATTTAATTCTTCTAATTCATCTAGTGAGTAATATGAAATATTACTGATTAAATTAAGTACTTTGGATAATATTTGAATTTGCAGTTGAGCTATTGTTTCATTATTCATTTTCCTTTACCTCCTCCTTTTGCATTTTCCTTATTGCTCTAGCAAAAATTTCCGCTAACTTCTCATAAATTTCTTCTGGAAAATATTATTGTTCCATTACTACTCCTCCTTAATTAAAAGTTTTACAGATATACCAAACTGCCTGGCTATTTTTGATAAGGTTTTAATTGAACAGTCGGCGTTATTGTTTACTAGCCGATTGATAAAACTTGGGGATAATCCAACATATTCTGCAAATTCCGCCTGGCTCCTAAAATTATCTTTTATTAATTGCCTTAATAAATCTCCATTTACCCTTGCCAGTCCTATTACTTCCTTAGCAACCATAGCTTTTCACCACCTTTTGTGTATTTTTTGTTGCACATTTTTAAACAAAGATTATAAAAAAAAATCGCTTTGTGATTTTAATTTTACTACAGCTTTTTTATGGCGTCAATACTATTTTTAAACTTTTTATTATAATTTTATGCAACAAAAAACCAATATATAGCAAGGATTTATTTAGTTTATGACGAATATATTTGTGGTATTATATATCTAGGAAAGGGGGAGTGATATGACAATAGGTAGAAAAATAAAACAATTAAGACAATCATATGATATGACGGTAAGAGAATTTGCTGCAAAAGTAGGTGTATCCCCTTCATATATTAGCAGATTGGAGAGCGAAAGAGGTTTTAAGCCATCTACATCTATCTTAGAAAAAATTGCAAAAGCATGTAACAAGGATTTATCCTATTTCTTTGAACCGAAAATAGAAAAAATAGATTTAAAGCAATACCTGGAATACGCACCGCCACATGTCAAAAAATTACTAGAGGATGATGACGCACCTTCTTATATAGAGATTATTGCGGACATGAAACAAAAAGGCCTTACTCCCGATGAAATAAGAGGAGTATTTGCTTATATAGAAAAATACTTTTTAAGGGATAAAAAAGAGTAGTGTCGAATATAGTCGATACTACTCTTTATTTGTCGTGAAAAAATAGCATGATTTTAAGGTAAAATATCGAATATTAAAACAACAAGTGATATAATATCACTACCGAACAAAAACCGAACAAATTCCACTAATTTTTGGAAAATAGAGAAAGGGGTCGGTAGGATGGAAAAAACTTTAGTCTCTGAGCGTATCTTATCTATTTATGTAAAAGGAGAAAATATTTATAAAAAACCAATTACAGAAACCAGTAATTGCCAATGCATAAAGAAAGCAAATTAACTACAATATAAATTACCGGAGGTGGTAATTTGCGAGCAGTTATATATAAAAGGGTATCGCATTTAAATGCAGTTAAAGAAGGGACTAGTTTAACAGTACAAGAGGATAGACTTAGAGCTTATGCCGATAGTCAAGGGTGGACTATTGTAGAAGTTTATGAAGATGCTGGCATTTCTGGGGGTAGCATTGAACGTCCTGCATTACAACGCATGTTAGATGATGCGACAAAAGGTTTATTCGATTGTATTCTTGTTTATAAATTGGACAGGCTCAGTCGTTCTGTACGTGATTTTCACGAACTAACTAATTTTTTGGACAAGCATAACATTAACTTAGTAAGTGTTACTCAAAATTTTGATACTAATTCTCCTATCGGACGGTTAATAAGAAACATATTAATAGATTTTGCTAATTTTGAGCGGGAACTTATTACAGAAAGGATTAATGATAACCAATTACACAGAGCGGAACAGGGGAAGTGGGTATCAGGGCCCACTCCTTGCTTAAAAAAATCTTTATAGCTTCATTATAACTTTGTAGTATATGATGTGCACAAATTGCTAAAAAGTTGCTAAAAAATAAATTGAGTTGTAATACTTGCATATTATTTACAATGGTGGTAAAATAGGAGTAGGGGAAAGTACGTAGTACGCAAAAAAATGATTAAAGTAAAATTTTTATAGGAAAGGAGGGGATTAATTTGTATATCTATACAGAAAATTGGGATGGATTAGATAGAAAAGCTATTCTTAAAGACAATGAAGTTATCTTTGCTTTTGGTAATAACAAATATAATGGCCAGTTAGAAGTTTGGTTCAGTGAAAAAAGAGTAAAAGAGATGGTTGAAACAATAAATAAAACATTTGAGGAATGTAAGGAGGTTGAGCCATGAATGAAAAGCTGGAGTATACTCTTGATGATTTTAAAGAAACAAAATGTTGCATGACGTGCCGGAATTGGAATGTTGATTACGCACTTCAGGGGCGTTATACATATAACACGTGTCGCTATCTTTTTGAGCATTTCAAGTGCGTTGCAATGTTTCCGTTTAGTTGGCAATGCAAATATTACGATGGCCCATACACAACAGATTGCCCGTTTGGAGAACGGGAGTATGCCGTAACGACGAAGGAGGTTGAACACGATGCCTAAAGCGATATTGGAGTTGGAGATGCCAGAGAATTGTTGGCAGTG